TTACTTTGTTGTTACACCTGAAGCATCAAGAAGTAATGATAAAAAGGATGTAGACGGCAAAGAGCTAATACTTAACTCCGATCTACCAGATGACAAGTACGTTGACGGAGTAGGCACTGTCATAGGAGCACCTTTAAGCAACTGTGGTGGTGTTTCACCTGGTGATGATGTGTTGGTACATCACAATGTTTTTAGAAGGTTCTACGACGTCCGTGGCAACGAGAAAAACAGTAAGAGCTACTTCAATGAAGACACTTACTTCTGTAAGCCTGATCAGGTTTTCGCTTACAAGAGAGGTAGTGAATGGATGGCTTTGGATGGTTATTGCTTTGTAAAACCTCTAGAGTCTGAAGACATGTGGTCAACTGAGAAGGAGAAACCACATATTGGTGCGTTAAAAATGTTAGGTGATGATCTACGATCGCAAGGACTGCAGCAAGGCGACATCGTAGGGTTCACACCTCGGAGTGAATATGAGTTTGTTATAGACGGTGAACGTTTATACCGTGTTCTCTCCGCTGCTATCACCATAAATTATGGACACAAAAGAAACGAAAAGGAGTATAATCCAAGCTGGTCGTAAGGCAATTCAGGAGCTTATTAAGGTTGCTGAAGAACCTATTATAACGAACACTGGAGATGACGTTTCTGCTGATAGACTTAAAAACGCTGCTGCTACTAAGAAACTAGCTATATTAGACGCTTTAGAAATCCTAAATAGGATAAACGAAGAAGAAAATATGCTAGATAATAAACCAGTTGAGAAAGAGCAAAAAAAGTCTTTCTCTGGTTTTGCTGAAAGAAGGTCTAAATAATGTATGAGCAAACTCTATACAAGGTCGTAGAGCCAATAAAAGAAAGTACGGTTAAGAGATATAACCGCGCTAAAAAATGGAGCTACGGTTACAATAAAGAGTTTGACTTTGTTGTTATAAGCAAGACTGGTCAAATAGGTGACATATACGAGATACAAGGTCTACGTATAGCTCTACCTAAACAAAAAGATGTCCACAAGTTTGAAGAAAACAGATGGACACCTTTTGATTACCCAAAAGAATTAAACAATATTAAAAGTGTATTCGATTGGAAGGATTACCCAGATGATTTTAAAGAAAAATGGGAAGACTACATCGATGAAGAATTTAATAGAAGAGATAACGGTTTTTGGTTTTACAACAACGGTATACCAACATACATAACCGGTACTCATTACATGTATCTACAGTGGACCAAGATCGATGTTGGTAAACCTGATTTTAGAGAGTCAAATAGACTTTTCTTTATATTCTGGGAAGCCTGTAAAGCAGATCATAGGTCTTACGGTATGTGTTATCTCAAGAACAGACGTAGTGGTTTTTCATTTATGTCTAGTTCTGAAACAGTAAATCAAGCGACTATAACCTCTGATGCTAGATTTGGTATATTATCCAAGTCTGGTGCTGATGCCAAGAAAATGTTTACAGATAAAGTTGTACCTATATCCGTTAACTACCCGTTCTTTTTCAAGCCTATACAAGATGGTATGGACCGTCCAAAGTCTGAGCTAGCGTATAGGGTGCCAGCATCAAAGCTTACTAGAAAGAATATAAAAAAGACAGACGAGGAGATACTAGAAGGTCTTGATACTACTATTGACTGGAAAAACACTGGTGATAACTCTTACGATGGTGAAAAGTTAAGACTTTTAGTTCACGATGAAAGTGGTAAGTGGGAGAAACCTGATAATATACTTAACAACTGGCGTGTTACTAAAACATGTTTAAGGCTAGGTTCTAGAATCATAGGTAAATGTATGATGGGATCAACGTCCAACGCGTTAGACAAGGGTGGTGAGAATTTTAAGAAGTTGTATTACGATTCTGACGTTACCCAAAGAAACAAAAATGGACAAACGAGATCAGGATTATACAGCTTGTTCATACCTATGGAATGGAACTATGAAGGCTTCATTGACAAGTATGGCAATCCCGTATTTGAAACTCCCGATGAACCGGCTGAGGGACCTTTTGGTGAAGAAATAGATATAGGTGTTATTGAGAACTGGGAGAATGAAGCCGAAGGTCTTAAAAACGACCAAGATGCTCTTAACGAATTCTACAGACAGTTTCCAAGAACAGAAGAGCACGCGTTTAGAGATGAGACTAAAAATAGTATATTCAATTTAGCTAGAATATACGAGCAGATAGATTTTAATGAGGGAACAGTAAGAGATGGTTTAATAACCAGAGGTTCTTTTCATTGGGAAAATGGTGTTAAAGATACTAGCGTGTTTTTCAGCCCAGATCCTAAAGGTAGATTTATAATTTCTTGGGTTCCAGATAAACAACTGCAAAATCGAGTGATTATAAAAAATGGGATTAAATATCCCGGTAATGACCACATGGGCGCGTTTGGATGTGATTCTTATGATATTAGCGGTACAGTTGATGGTAAGGGTTCTAATGGCGCGCTGCACGGTTTAACTAAGTTTTCAATGGAGAACGCTCCGCCAAACCACTTTTTCCTCGAATATGTGGCAAGGCCGAAAACTGCAGAGATATTTTTTGAGGATATATTGAAAGCTCTTGTATTTTATGGTATGCCTGTTTTAGCAGAGAACAACAAGCCTAGGTTTTTGTATTTCTTAAAACAAAGAGGCTATAGAGGTTTCTCGATGAACAGGCCGGATAAAGTTTGGAATAAACTATCTACTACTGAGAAGGAAATAGGTGGTATACCAAACACGAGTGAAGATATAAAACAAGCGCATGCCGCTGCTATTGAAACTTATATAGAAAAGCATGTTGGGCTTCTTGAAGACGGAACTTACGGTACAATGTACCTAAACAGGACTTTAAACGACTGGAGTAGGTTCGATATAAACAAGAGGACAAAGTTTGATGCTTCTATTAGTTCTGGTTTAGCGATAATGGCTTGCAACAGGCATTTGTATAAACCAATTGCGGATAGAAGTACAAGAACTATAAACTTAGGTATTGCAAGGTATAAAAATAGCGGTTCGAGATCGCAGATAATGGAAGATTATGGCTGAGTCAGTTGTAAAGAGTTATTTTCCTAGCCAAGTAGCTAGTGATTTAGAAAAGGTAGGTTACGATTACGGTCTAAAAGTAGCGAAGGCTATAGAAGACGAGTGGTTTAAAAGAGACGGTGGTGTATACCGTTTTCACAGTAATCAAGAAACTTTTCACAATAGAAGACAATATGCTCGTGGAGAGCAGTCTATTCAGAAATACAAGGACGAGCTTTCTATTAACGGAGATCTTTCTTACTTAAACCTAGACTGGAAGCCAGTACCTATTATTCCTAAGTTTGTAGATATCGTAGTAAACGGTATATCAGAGAGAACATACGATGTTAAGGCATTTGCCCAAGACCCTTACGGTGTTTCAAAGAGAACACAGTATATGGAGTCTATTATTAGAGACATGCAAACTAGGGAGTTATCTGATTTTGCTGAAGAAGCTTTTGGTGTTAGTCTATATGAAAACCCAAAACAAACGCTACCAGACAGCCAAGAAGAGCTAGAGTTGCACATGCAGCTAACTTATAAGCAAGGCATCGAAATAGCTGAAGAGCAAGCTATAAAAACTATACTAGAAGACAATAAATACGAGAACATTAGAAAGAGACTTAACTACGATCTAACTGTTCTTGGTATGGCTTGTGTGAAGAATACGTTTAACAAGTCAGAGGGTGTGAAAGTAGAGTACGTTGATCCATCAGCGATGGTTTACTCCTTTTCTGAGTCTCCTTACTTTGACGACATCTATTACGTAGGTGAAGTTAAAAACGTAACCGTAAACGAGCTTAAGAAGCAGTTTCCAGAACTAGACAACGAGCAGCTAGACGAGTTATTGAAGAAAAGCATCTACGACAGAGGTCACTACAGTAACTCTCCTAGAAACAACCACACTATTGATGCTAACACAGTTCAGGTTTTGTATTTTAACTACAAGACATACATGAACGAGGTTTATAAGGTTAAAGAAACAGCTACCGGTGCTAGCAAGGTTATTATAAAAGACGACCAGTTTGACCCACCTGCTGATCTAGAAGGTCAGTTCAGTAAAGTTTCTAGATCACTAGAGGTTCTATACGAAGGCGCTTTGATTTTAGGTACTGATATCCTATTAAAATGGGATATGGCTAAAAACATGATGAGACCTAAGAGTGACGACACTAAGGTTAAGATGAACTACAGTATGGTAGCTCCTCGTATGTATCAAGGTCGTATTGAGTCTATCGTTTCAAGAATTACTGGTTTTGCGGATATGATCCAGCTCACGCACTTGAAACTACAACAAGTGTTGACGCGTATGGTTCCAGATGGTATATACATCGATGCTGATGGTCTCGCTGAGATTGATCTTGGTAACGGTACCAACTACAACCCGCAGGAAGCTTTGAATATGTTCTTCCAAACAGGTAGTATCATTGGGCGTTCGTTTACATCTGAAGGCGATATCAATCCTGGTAAAATACCTATTCAAGAGGTTACATCAGCCGCTGGCGGACAGAAGATACAAGCGTTAATCAACACGTACAACTATTACCTTCAAATGATCCGTGATGTAACGGGTCTCAACGAAGCTCGTGATGGTTCTATGCCTGATAAAAACGCTTTGGTTGGTGTACAGAAACTCGCCGCTGCTAATTCGAATACAGCTACAAGACACATTTTACAGTCTAGTCTTTTCTTGACGGCTGAGTTAGCCGAGGGTATCTCTCTTATGATCTCAGATATCATAGAATACTCACCGATGAAAGAAGCGTTGATTAATAAAATTGGCGCTCATAAAACCGAGATTATTGCCGAACTTGGTGATCTTCACT